TACAGAAGATTATATTATCTGTGAATGTAGAGTTGACCAAAACGAATATAGAGATATAGGAAAATCAATAGATGTCGAATTTACATTGGAGGAAGATATATTATGAGAAGTTTAACAACAAGAGAAGCTGATTTACTCCAATCGTCAGAATATAGAGCACATTTTAGAGTTTATTTTGAAGATGCAGACGGTAATATGGAAGAAATAACTAATTATGAGGGAAGAAATTGGGTAGAGAGTATAGAGATAAGCACAGACATAGATGCAGAAGGCAAGTCATTCACTTTTAACATAAAAAGAAACAGAAACAAAAGATCATTTTCTCCTTTAATGAAGGGCAGTCCTTTTAATGTAGTTAATGAGTTGTATAAGCCTAAAATATTTATGGGTAGAAAGTTCTTAATAGAGATAGCTTTAACAGGGTTAAATGGAACCCCTGAACCTGAATGGTGGAAAGTGTTTGAAAGAGGTTATCTAAATAGAGTTCAATTTCATAGTGATCCTATGGTTATTCAGGGCAGTTGTGATTCTTCTGATTTATTAAGAGCATATATAAAAACAGAAAGACAGTATGGTTCAGAAACGGGACAACCAGTAGAAAATGCTATGCAACAAATATTAGATGATAATGGTAAATCAGAGTATGATCTAGTAGTGCCTACATCACCTAATTGGAACATTTACCCATATATACAAAGAAAAGAAAAAGTGTATGCTGCATTGAGAGAATTAGCCCATCAAATAGGTTGGGAAGTCAAACCTAGATTTAATAATGGCACAGGAGACATAGAATTAATGCTTTATGAGCCAGAAAGAGACCCTAATGATTTTGTTTGGTCATTCACTCCTGGTGATTATACAGATGTCAGAAGATTAGAGATGGGGATAGAAAACATAAGAAACTATGTGAGAGTTGTTTACAGTGATATTAATGTAGATGACGAAGATGGTAACCCAGGAAAAAGACAAGCAATAGAAAGATTTGATCAAGATTCAATAGATGCTTTTGGTGAAATATATATGGAGATCAGTGAATCGAGTGTTGGTAATATAAATACAGCAACAGAAGCTATTACATTAGCAGAGAATAGTTTACATGACCTTAAAGAACCAAAAGCAGATCAACAAATAGAGACAGGTTTTTTCTATCCTATCCAACTTAATGACTTTGTTGAGTTTCAACCGAATGGTGTTCATTTTGATAGAATACAAAAATTTGGGGTTGTTGGGTATAGGCACAATATTAAAATAGAAGAAGGTAAACTGAGGACAGTTTTAACTACTAAAGGCAGACCTAATATGTCAGAAACAGGTTTCCCTGTAGGTATGACAGCATCATGGTTAGAAAGAGAAGCATTACCTGCTATAGCAAAAATCAATAAAGAAACAACACCAATTCAACCACAAGATATAATAACACATTCCTCTATTAAAGGCATTACAGTGGCTTGGGCAGCACAGGAAAATAGAGAAGTAGAAGGATATAATGTTTACTGTAGTAATACATCAGCTTTCACTGCTAATAATGATAGGAGAGTAGCGAGAGGGTCTAGTAATCAATTCAATATTGCAACATACTACAATGAGACCACAAAACAAATAGAAAATATGGTAGCAGGTGAAATCTACTATATTAAATTAAGAGGTTACAATGAAGATGGTCAATTAGGAAATGTTTCTATAGAGGTGTCAGAAAGAGCAGGGCAGACAGATGAAGCATCTATTGCTGATGGTAGCATAACTGAGCCTAAATTAGCAAACGGAGCAGCAACAGAAGATAAGATAGGCACTGGTTCTGTAACAGAAGATAAGATAGGCACTGGTTCTGTAACAGAAACTAAGTTGGGAAATGGGTCTGTTTCCCAAAATAAGGTACAAGATAATGCTATTAATAGTAGTAAGACATTTGGTGCAACTGGCACATTTACAACCTCTGATGGGAAAACAATAACAGTTACAAATGGATTAATTACAGACATAACTTAATAGAGGAGGTGAGATTAATAGTGATAGAGATAGAGAACTTGTTAACTCACTATGCAAATAGCATTGCCGAGCACCCTGTAGCAAAAACAATAGGGTCTGGGTTAGTTATTTTAGGAGATTATATGTTTGGTGGATTTGGTGAACCTTTACAAATACTAGTATTATTAATGTTAATTGATTTAATTACAGGAATAGGTGCAGGGCTGACTAAAGAAAGAGAACTGAGAGAGCAGGGCATTTGCCCCAGTGCAGTAGTTACCAGCAGAACAATGAGAAATGGAATTTGGAAATTCATAGAATATTTAATAGCTGTTTTTATTGCTAATGTGATTAGCTTGCAATTTGGAGTTGGTTCAGTAAGAGCATTTGCAATAATGTGGCTATCGTTAACAGAACTTAAATCAATACATGAAAATTTTTATAAAATGGGGTTTGATATGCCTTTAACTCAACAATTATTTAGGTGGAGTGATGATTATTTGGATAAACAGAATAAGTACAATAAGAAAAACAGGAAAGAAGAAGATAAAAAAAGATAATATAGGAGGGATAAAATGAAAATAAAAGATGTTAGAGATAAACTGCCTAAGAATGGTGAATACCCTAAAAGAAACATAGAGGACATAAACCACATAGACATACACCACTCAGCGAGCTTAACCAGCGATTACAGGGGTTTTGAAACAGTAGAGGGGTTTGCTAAGGGTCACATAAATAAAGGCTGGCAAGGACTGGGTTATCACTATGTGGTGCCACCTAAAGATGCCGTATTTAAAACAGGTTATGCAGCAGAGATGAGGTGGTCTGTGGGAGGAAACAACTCTTACACAATATCAATAATGGTTATTGGTAATTTTGATAAAGAAGAAATAAGCGAAGAACAATACCAAAAAGCGTTAAAGTTAGCCAGAGCATTAATGAAAGCATATAATGTGCCCAAAGAAAATGTTATAGGGCATAATGAGTACCCTAATCAAGCAACCCTCTGTCCTGGTATAGATATGGATAAGTTTAGAAGTGATCTATAATGAAACTAAAAGAAAAAGAAAGAGATGAATTGGTAGGGAGGGCACTTTCTTTTTTATCCAGAAAGTTCCTTCTATCCCTAATGGTTTTCATTGTATCCACAGTAATGGTATTAACTGATCAATTAGATGCTAATTATTGGTTAAGTGTTGTTGCAGCAGACTTAATACAATTTGGAGCAACTAACGCTGCATCTAAAAAATATAAGAATTAAGGGGGGATTACTATGATGGATTTATTAAAGACTTTTGGTATTCCTATTTTACTTGCTGTTCTTGCTTTTTTAGGATTGAAAGGAAGATCAGGGTTTTTAAATAATAAATCAGAGAAAAAAGAACAAGAAAAAGAAGATATACAAAAAGAAATAGAAAAGGAACAGCAAGAAGTAGAAGAAACACAAGAAAAAGTAGAACAGATAAAGCAGGAAGTAGCAGATAAAAGAAAAGAAACACAGAAAAAGGAAGAAATCGTAAAAGAGGAAAAAGAAAAAACTGATAACTTAGAGGAGGATGAAGATGAAAAAAGCAACCACGATATTAATTCTGCTCTTAATATTCTTAACGATACCATTGATAAGCGTAACAGCGAATGAAGTCATTAAAGAAGATTTAGGTCATTTTGTTTTAACAGATGATGGGCTGTTAGCAACTGAACCAGAGAACATAAAAGAGATAGCAAATGAAATGACTGATTTAAGAAATAAAGTAGATAATAAAAATGAATTAATCGCTGACCTAAGAGATCAAATAGAAAATGAGAGAGCAGCCTATGAAAATGTAATCAAGAGTAAAGATGAAGAAATAGATTTAATGACCTCACAGATAGAAAAAAAATATAAACAAATATCTGATCTTAATAGTATAATAAATAAAAAAGACGAACAATTAAATATCACAGAATATTTAGTTAAATTAGAAGAACAAAAATTAAATACATTAAAAATACAACAATGGACAGAAAGAATAGCAGTAATTGCTATTGTTGGATATATAATATTTGGTAACTAACCTCACTTTTAATTAAGTGGGGTCTTTTTTTTATTGCCTTGACTTTTTTCTTGTGATGTGTTAAGATAATAGTTGAAGGAGGTTGAGGTGTATGTGTAAAGAAGAAATTGATTATATCTTAAAAGAAATCAAATGGGATAAAAAACCTGAAATGTTTGACATAAATGAATATTATGAGATTGTTAAACGATACCCTAATTTATTTAAAAGGAGTTGATTTTTGTTGCAACATGAATTTGAAGTAGATGAGTACATAGAAGGTGCAAAATATGATCCAAAAACTAAGCAATACACTCTAGCAATACACTTATATGGTCTGTATTGCTATGAGAAAGAAGTAGAGCAATACACTTCTTTTACTGATAAGAATATAAAACTAGATGAAGATATAGTGATCTATTTTGATTATGATGAGGATTTAATAGAAAAGGTAAAAGAAATACCAGGAAGGAAGTGGGATAACACAGAAAAGAGATGGGAACTTAAACCTAGTCTTAGCAATATTCAGAATGTTGTTAAATTTGCTAGAGATAATGAATTTAATGTCCATAAAGAAGTATATGCTTTAAAAGATAAGTTAGAGAAGGAAGTAGAAAAGTCTAAAGCAATAGATTCTAATATAGAGATAGATGGTTTAAACTTAAAACTAAGACCTTTCCAGAAAGCAGGGGTTGACTATGCGATAAATAAAAAGAGAACTTTTATAGCAGACCAGGTTGGGCTGGGGAAAGATCAACCTTTAGATGCTAAACTACTGACACCTAATGGTTGGGTAACTATGGGGGAGATACAAGTAGGCGATTATGTGATAGGTAGTGATGGAAAACCTACAAAAGTAATAGGTGTTTACCCACAAGGGCTAAATGATATATATGAAGTAATTTTTAATGATGGGAGTTCCACTGAATGTGGAAAACATCACCTTTGGAATGTTAACACTTCAGATAGAAATGCTCAAAACAGACCTTATCAAACTAAAGAGTTGATTGAGATTAAAGATGATTTATTTAAAAGTGATAATCAATCAAAAAGATTTATCCCATTAGTTGCTCCGATTGAAATGGAAAAGAAAGACCTGCCAATCGACCCCTATGTATTAGGTGTCTTATTAGGAGATGGGGAGCTATCAATAAAGTCAAGAGTTAAATTATCAAATACTAACCAACAATTGATAAATATATTTAAAAAAAGGTTACCCAAAGGCATTAAATTAAGACATGAACAAAAAGGTGAGTATAGTATCACAGACATGAAAAACCATAACAATAGGATTTTAGATTCCCTAAGAGAACTTAATTTACAAGGTTGCAAGTCTTATCAGAAATTTATACCAAAAATATACCTACAAGGCTCTATTAAACAAAGACAGGCATTATTACAAGGTTTATTAGACACAGATGGATATGCCTTTAAAGGGAGGAATCTTTTTTATAGTTCTTCTAAAAGAATGTGTAAACAAGTATTACAATTAATTCAATCGTTAGGGGGTGTTGGTAGATCTAAGGTGAAGAACAAGAAACCAAAATACACATATAAAGGAGAGGTGAGAATTGGGAGACCTGCATATCAAGTATCAGCTATTAAAGTTCCAAAAAGTATTTCTTTAAACAAGCTAACTAAAAATAAAAAAAGACTAGATGATAAAAGGTTTGAACCTAGCAGAGCAATGAAGGAGGTCAATTATATAGGTAAAAAGCAAACACAGTGCATTTCTGTAAATGCAGATGATGGTTTGTATGTTACAGATGATCACATAGTAACACACAACACTGTGCAGGCTATAGCGACAATTAATCAACTAAATGCTTACCCTGCTCTTATTATTTGTCCTGCTTTTTTGAAAATCAACTGGAAAGAAGAATATAAAAAGTGGTTAGAAGATGATAAAGAGATTGTAATAATAGATGGAACAAAAAATAAGAAGTTGCCTAAAGCTGATATTTATATTATTAACTATTATATTATTAAAGATAATCTTACATTATTAAAGAAACTTAATTTTAGCAGTTTGATATGTGATGAATCACATAATCTTAAAGGATACAAAAGTCAAAGGACTAAGGCAGTTAAGAAGTTAGTTAAAGCCTTAGATATACCAGTTAGACTGCTGCTATCTGCCACACCTATTAAAAATAAACCTAAAGAGTATATACCACAATTAGAGATACTTGATAGATTAGAAGATTTAGGCGGCTTTTGGAACTTCACAGGCAGATATTGTGATAGAAAGAAAACCAATTTTGGTATGGACATTAATGGTGCTAGTAATCTTGAAGAATTGAACCAGAGATTAAGAGAGGTTGGTTTCATAAGAAGAAAGAAATCACAGGTTTTAAAAGAATTACCTCCTGTTAATAGGTCTAGGGTTTGGATAGAGATAGACAACAGAAGCAGTTATGAAGAAGCAGAGAGGGATATATTTAACTGGTTAAAGAAGAATGAAGGGTTAAAGAAAGCACTTAAAGCAAGAGGGGCAGAGGTAATGGTTAAGATAGCAAAACTACGGAAACTCTCTGCACAGGGGAAAAAGAAAAATGCTTATAAATGGATAAATGAGTTCCTGGAAACAGGGGAAAAACTGATTTTATTTGCTCACCATATAGATATAACAGAAAGCATAGCTGCTGATTTTAACTGCTTAAAAATAACAGGTAACACAACTGATGAAGAAAAGGATCAAGCAGTTAAGCAGTTTCAAAATGACCCAAATAAAAAATTAATAGTTATCTCAATACAGGCAGGAAGTGAAGGAATAACACTAACAGAAGCACAGAGTGTAGCTTTTTTAGAGTTTGGTTGGACACCTGCTGAACATGATCAAGCAGAAGGTAGAGCTTATGGTAGATTAAATGATATTCATGGGTTAAATAGTTATTATTTAGTTGGTAAAGATACAATAGATGAGAGTATTTTGAATATTATAGATAATAAAAGAGAGATAGTAGATAAAGCAACAGATGGAGAAATAAACGAGGAAAATAAGGAAGGTATGTTACGAGAATCACTTAACTATCTTAAAAATAAGTATAATTAACTCTTGACAACTGTTGTTTAATTTGTTATATTGTTAAGTGAGGAGGTGAGAATATGAAAGATTTGATTAAAAAATATAATGAATATAATCAAAAAAAGAAGGATTATGACAAAAAGAGAAAAGAGATTGGGAAGGTTTTACAATCTGAAATGGAAGAAAAAGGTATTGATAAACAGGTGGAAGATAATGTTGAGGTTAAATTGATTACCCGACAGGGAAAGAAAAAAGTTGACGAAGATAAATTAATGGAAACCTTACAAGAACATAACATTGATGCAACCAAAACTGTGCCTGATTTAGACAGGTTAGAAGTTTTAATTGATGAGGGCAAAGTTCCAACAGCAGCATTAAGTGAGATTGCAGAATGTATTAGCGTATCAGAGTATAGTTATGTCCAGGCGAAAGAGTTAAATTAGGAGGAGAAAAATTGAAGATACTTGATAAGATCAAAGCATTTTTTGTTAAAGAAGAAGTTAAATATGAAAGACCAACACACCCAGCAGATACATTCTTGTTGCTAAAACAACAGATTAAAGAACAGTTTGATTTAGATGCTGATATTGAGATACATGTCCATGCAGAACATAGAGATGATTGCTCAGAAGAAAAAAGAAATGAAGATTTGAAAATGGTTAATTTTGTAGAGGAGATGGCAGAATTATGGGGTTTAAAAATAGAGACAGGCACCACTCCTGCCATTAAAGCTAGACTTGATTATAATAATGGAGTAGTCACTTTCCCTAATTATAGTGCTGATAATTATTTTGAATATAAATCTAAGGAGGAAGAATAAATGGAAATTAAAGAAATAGAACTAGGTAGAGGGGTTAGTTTTGAGATTAATAAACAGTGGCATAAATTAAATGCAAAGATCAAAGTTGAATTAGAAGAAGGAGAAAATGAAGATGAAGTAGTAGAAAAAACATGGGATAAAATAGACAACATTTTGTCCGAAAAATACTCTAAAATAACATCATCTTATGAAGGAATTGAAGATGAGTAAAAAGTGTGGTTAAGACCTACATACCAGTAAGGATAGAGGGTTTTGGTTAATTAAGGTGATTTAAAACTTAATTTAACCATTAATTAAAGATATAACCCTCTATCATTACTGTCATACAGGCGATAACGGGGGATTCGTTAAATCATTTTACGAATCATTTATGTTTTTATATCAATTTAAGGCGCATCCCCTCTCATAAGCACTGTTATGACAGGGATAAGAGGTCATTCGTTAAATCATTTTACGAATCATTTCAAAAGATAAAGATTAATCGCCTTTTTTAACAGATTTAAAGAATTTTTTAATTTATAATCGTTGATATGACAGGGATAAGAGGTCATTCGTTAAATCATTTTACGAATCAACCCCCCTTAAAAGTGGAGTTAAGCCTATCATTCTATGGGTTAATGGAGAATTGGTCAACCTTTATTGTAGTATATATAATATTATTCTTGTTATTAAGTAATATAAGTAATAAAGATAAAACTAAATAAAGGTTAAAACTAAATATAGTTAAAAAAGAAAAAAAAGAACATAAAAAAGAAAAATAAATTTTGCTGAGAAGGAGGGCAGAATTGATTAATGTAAACACAACAGATTTCCAAAAACTATTAGATAAATTTGAAGGAGATTTTAACAACTTATATTTATTAAATTATTTAATTAGTCTTAATCAAAAAAGCATTACTACAAATTATCAAAAAATAAAAGAGAGATTAAACATGAGTATTTATAAACAGAAAAAGTCATTAGACTATCTTAAAGAGAGAAATATGATTAATTATTCTAAAAAAGGGCAGACCAAAGATAAAAGAATAATAATCACTCTTAATATGAAAAATGAAGATGTTAGATATTTAAAGGAGGTTAACAGTATGAAAAAACAAACTCTGCTGCCTTTCTTAGGTCAACCAGATAAAACAGATGAATTATCAAAACACCCAGTAATGATGTATTCCTTTAAGATCAATGGGAACAACCCTCAAACAATTTTAGATTATAGCATGCAGAAGTTTTTGCAAGCTAAGTTTGAGTTAATTGATTGGGATAAGGTGACTAATAGAGATTTAGCAGGAGTGTTTATGCAGATTGGGCAACACCACAGAGATTTGAGATTATATGAACTAAAGAAAATAAATTGGGCAGGGACAGTGATTAACAAGATGATGAACAGCAGAGATTGCTTAAAAAAGAAAGACTTCCTAGTTATAGCAAGGAAGTTCATTAATACATATGAGCAGGAATATATGAACGGATCAGGATTAAATTGGGGATTTATCCATAAACATATAACTTTTAGAGATAAAATCCTTGACAAGATAGAAAAAGAATTATATACTAAGAGCAGTAGTGAACAAGCAGCAGAGATGCCAGATTTCTTTTAGAAGGCTTTTAATCAGTCAGTAAGAGGTTTTATTCTTAAGGGTATAGTTTTATGCCTTGAACCAAATAAAACTAAATCTAGGTGGTGTTGAAGCCCCACAGATTGAAATTAGGGGGCAATTAAAAGTGTTATTTGCAAAGTTTAGTAAACAATCAGCATAATTACTTTAATTGATAGATTGTAAAACGCTCTCACAGACACAAGTAGAGGAGCAAAACACAAAAAGGTATAAAACTACTAGGAACTAAATGAAACCTGCTTATGGTACCCTAATGGAGCTTACAGAGGAATTTAGAGGTAATCAAAAGGGGTTATTTACATAGATTAGAAAAAGGAGGGGTAAGTTTGGAATGTTGGGCAGAGGATTATTGTAAGCAACATAATACAGAATATTGTAATGAATATTGCATAGGATATAATCAACTTAAATTTTTATATCGAGTTAGCAATATCCCAAAGAAGTATCAGAAAGTCCACAATTTACAACTAACAGAGGTGGATAGTGATAAGCAAAGTTTTTTAGAATCTTTTAGAGATAATATAGTTGAAAATGTAGAAAAAGGAAAAGGGTTAATACTGCTATCACCAGTTAGGGGTAATGGCAAGACTACATGGGCATGTATAATGCTTAACGCTTATATTAAGGCAGTTGCCTTAGATAATGATATGAGTGTTAGGGTTAAATTCATATCAGTCCCAGAATTAATGCAGAGTTTGAAAGATGATTTTAATAGAGAAGAAAAAGAGATGGAGAAATTCAAAAAGCATATTAAACAAGCAGATTTAGTAGTTTGGGATGATATAGGTGCAGAAAACCCTTCAAATTGGGCTAAAGAAGTCCTCTATAATTATATTAACTATCGGATTAGTAATAATCTTTCTCAAATATATACTAGCAATAAATCAAAAGAAGATTTAGAAAGAGTGTTAGGGGAAAGAATATTTAGTAGAATGTTAGGGCAGTGTCAGGGTTTGATCCTAAAAGGTGATGACCATAGGAGAGGTGGTAGGTAGTGGTAGAACTTCAAGTCTTGAATAAAATATTAGATGAGAGAAGTTTATCAATTTTAAGACAGAACGATATAACAGATGATTATTTTATGGTATATAAAGAAGAATATAATTTTATTAAGGAACACTATAAAAAATATGGTAATATCCCAGATAAAACAACTATATTGGACAAATTCCAAGACTTTGATATGCTAGAGATAGAGGAAAGCAATAGATATTTAATTGAGCAGCTAAAAGAACAATATTTATTCAGTCAAATGTCTCCTTTTATCAGACAGTTAGCAAAGAAAACTGAGGAAGATAGTAATGAAGCGTTTGAATACTTAAAAACAAAAATGGATGAATTTAACAAGATACATAATAATTATAAAGAAGGTGTAGATTTAGTTAAATCAGCACCAGAGAGATTGGATAAATTCAGAAAAAGAGCAGAACAGGAAGATATGCAAGGCATAAGCACAGGCATAGAAGAATTAGATGATATATTAGGTGGTTGGAACAGTGAAGGTGATTTCACAAGTATCATAGCAAGAACTTCTAAGGGTAAGACCTGGTTATTAATGTTCTTCTTAGTGCAGGCATGGAAACAGGGAAAGAGCGTGTTGCTGTATGAAGGAGAGATGCCTTTAGATGTAATGAGTTATAGGTTTGATACTTTAAATAAACATTTTAGTAATACAGATTTAATGCGAGGAAATAAAATAATAGAAAAAGATTATGAGGAATATATTGATGATCTAAAAAACGGGGAAGTTCCTTTTATTATAATTAAACCTAGAGATATACAGGGCAGATTAACAGTAAGCAAAATAGAGGGATTAATAGAAAAATATAATCCTGATATTGTAGGCATTGATCAGATAAGTTTAATCCATGATGAATTAGGTGGCGCACAGAGAACAGTTAGGTATGAGAATATAACCTCTGAATTATATCAGTTAGCAGAGAAATATGCAGTGCCTATTTTAACCCCACATCAAGCAAATAGAGATGCAGACCAGGAAGAAACAGTAGAAGCGATAGATGAAATAGAAGTACCTAAGATTAGTGAGATATATGGTGCAGATGCTATTGCTCATAACTGTAGAAGGGTTATAACATTCAATAAAATTGATAAAATGATGAAGTTGTGTGTTAAGAAAAACAACTTTGGTAAAGCTGACATAGACCTGTTATTTATTTGGGATATGGATAAAGGAATAATTAATCCTTATTTACAGGTGGATAATTCAGACGGGGAAAAGAAAACACAGAGGATAGATAGAGAAGGAGTTGATTTATTTTGATAGAAGTAGCAGGAGTGCCTATATTCGCAGAAATAGAAGATATAGTTAAGGCATTACAGCAGGAAGATCATACAATAAAATCAAAAGAAACTAATCATAGTATAATGATAACCTGTCCTAGTCCTAACCATAATGATTCTACTCCTAGCTGTGGAATCTGTTATGAAACTCATACTAATTATAAGGGAGACACAGTTTTAGCAGGAACAGTTAATTGTTTTGGCTGCGATTATTCTGGAAGTATCATAGATGTGGTGAGCGATGTTCTGAATATCACATACCCACAAGCAATAAAATGGATAGTTTCTAATTTTGTAACAGGAGAATATAACCAGAGGAAAATAGAAATAGATATTAACAGAAATAGAAATGAGATAAAAGAGTTTGATTATGACCCGACTGAATTTTCAGACTATCATGATTACATGGAAGAAAGAGGAATAACGAGAGAGATGGCAGAATTGTTTCAGGTTAGTTATGATCTAAAGACAAATTCATTAGTCTTTCCAGTATTTAGTAGAGATTTTGAAGTTGTTGGTTACCAGAAAAAAGGGATAGATAGTAGATGGAATGATACACAGGGAAATACCAATACTTTATATGGTAAACATTTATTAGAAAAAAATAACGAATTATGGTTGACAGAAGGAGCGATAGATGCTATAATAGTATATAGAAGTGGAAAAGATGTTGTTGCAACATTGGGGTCATTAAGTGGAGAACAGATAGAGGAAATAAAAAGATTAAACTACAGAGTAATAGTTTGTGCTTTTGATAATGATAAGGCAGGTGACATTTATTCTAAAAAGATAGCAGCAGAGTTTAAAAATAGTTTAGTCAAAAGGGCATTTTTTACAAATGGGGATGATCCAGGAGATACACCAAATATTGATGATTTTGAGTATGAGTTAAAATATATGACATAAGGAGGAAGGGTTATGCAAGCTCCTATTAAAATAAGTACAGAAGAATTGCAGGCTTATATAGAGGGGCATAATGTGACGGCATGGTTATTTTCTAGTGGTAAAGGTCTTGATAAAATAGATGAAAAGTATTACGATCTAGCAAATAATATTGTAGATGTTGATGTGTCTGAAATTATGTATATTAGAGATAATGGGAGAGTTGTTTTAGAGGGTCAAATATCTAAAGATAGAAGAAATGATAGCACTAAAACTGAAACGATCGAGACACTTATTAACTATTTAAATAATTTATAATACAAAATTAATGATAATTAAGAATGGAGGGGAGGGTAAATTTGGGAGATACAGTGAAAGCTAAAGTTAAAGTATCTGCAATAATAGAGATTGATGATGAAATAAGAAAAGATGCAAAAGAGCAGTGTGGTATAACAGATGACCAAGAAATAGCTGATATGATGTTAAAGATACTAGTAAAAGAAGCTATCTGTGAAAGATTGTTATTGGGATGGGGTAGTGAAAATGAATAGAAATATAAAAAGATATGATGTAGAGAAAATAACTGATATATTCACAATGTAGGGATAAAATGGGAGGAGGGTAAATTTGAGAGATACATATAATGCTTTAAAACAAACTGCTGAGTTATTAGAGACAGAAAATGTAGATAAGATGGTATTACTCTATCAAGATAACAACAAACGGGATATGATTTTAGCGAAAATGTATTGTGATAACATAGGGTATTTAGTTAATAGAAGTTCTAAATATATATCAATAGATGATGAGGATAAATCAAGTTTTGCTTTAGAATCAATTCATAAAGCCCTCCTCAACTATGATGTAGAAAGAAATGCTAAACTAATCTCACTTATTGGTCTTTATTTTGAGAGAAAGTTAAAGAATAAAATAAAAAGGCAGAGTAGGCAAAAAAGAAAAATTGATAAAGAAGCAGTTAGTTTAGATGAAGAATTTAGTTCTGATGGGGCTTCTAATTATGGTGCAGACAGAGATATGTCTTTTAAAAATATGTGTACTAAGGACAACTCAATTATACAAAACACATCAGATTCATTGAAAAATTTTAGTGATAGTTTTTTGAAAATGAGGATAAATGAATCCAACTTTTTAACTGAAAAGCAAAAGATGTTGTGTAACCTATTATTAGATAAAGGAGGTGATTATCAAAATATAGCAGATAAACTTAACATATCTCAAAAAATGCTGGTTAAGAGAATAAATAGTCTAAAAAAAGTTAATTTGTTAGAAATAATTAGTTAAAAACACTTTACTTTTTTGTTTAGTTGTTGTATATTAATAGTAGCCCTCAAAAAAGGGAATCAAAAAATAGGAGGAATTAAAAAATGAAAGCAAAAGATTTTATGAATCAGTTCGAGGAGTATTCAAGCACAGGTGGAGGAGCAGACTTTTTTCATTTAGCAGATGATGGTGATGGAGCATGGGTAAGATTTTTATACACAGATATTGAGGATTTCAGCGAGAATGGGTGGCAAGTTGTTCATGAGATTGAGATTGGGGGTAAAACAAGAAAAGTTGCCTGTTTAACCCCAGAAGGCAAAGAGTGCCCATTGTGTCAAGCTGGTAGCAGCAATAAACCAAGAGGGTTTATCCAGTTAATTGACTATTCAGATGGTAAAGAATTAAAAGTTTGGGAAAGAGGGAGACAGTTTATTGGTAAATTTGTGAGTTACCTGGAAGAATATAATCCTCTCTTTAGTCAATATATCAAGGTTAAAAGAGCAGGGAAGAAAGGGGACACCAACACTACATATAATTTATTCCCTATGTCAGAAGCCCAGGCAAAAGAAGAAGGTAAGTTTATGGAGGATACAGAGAAGAATAGAGAGAAGATTAAAGAGAAAAGAACAGAATTAGCAGGAGCAGAGAAAGCTAATTTAATTATTAAAAGAGATAAAGCAGATTTAGAGAAAATGGTAGCAGGAACATTCAATTTTGATCAGACATCTTCAAGTTCTTCTGGAAATAGTCAGAAGTCTAAGAAATCAGATAACCCTGCTGACTTTTTCTAAAATAGTTTAAATAGGGAGAGTGTAAAAACTCTCCCGATATTTTCATTTGAGAGGAGGAAAGATATGCAAAACTCACTGTTTAGTGGGGTAAGAGAGAAGAATAAAGAGTTAGTTAATAAATTAAAAAACAGAAAAAAAGCAACAAAGCAGGTAAGTAAGAATAAACTAAAAGCACAGCTTAATAATATAGAAAAAAGAGTACATGAAAATTTCACAGAAGAAGAAAAACAAAAAATAGAAGTAATAACAGACCAAAATAAATTATATAAATTCTTTACTAAAGATGAATTATATGCAGTAGATACAGAGAGTGATGTAGTAGGATCAAACCCAGACCCTATGCTAGATACATTAGTAGGATTAAGTGGGTATTCAAAAAATAATAATGGGATATATGTTCCTATTAAACATAAAAAGACAAACCTGATTACTTTTAATTATAAATATGATTATGATAAGCAGTTAACATATAAACAAGTTTCAGAGGTGTTTAGAGAGATAGATAAAAAGTTTATTTTTCATAATAGTGTTTATGATATAAGAGTGTTTATTAATGCTTTAGGTCAGTTCGACAAAAATTCAACAGGGTGGGAAACATATATAGCAAGTACATATCTAAATGAAAATGAAAAACATAGTCTTAAATACTTATATGATAGGTATGTGTTAGGTAAATCAGAGCAGGAATCAATGAGCTTTAAAGACTTATTTAAAGATATAAATATCAGTCTTGTTCCTATTTATCTTGCTAGTTTATATGGTGCTAAAGATGCTATAATGACTTATGAGTTATATGAGTTCCAGAGAGAGTATTTACACCCAGAGGGCGAATATATAGATCAGACAGGATTAAAAGAAGCAGGCAAATTCTATTTGAATTGGGAAATTCCTACAATAAAAGCAGTAATAAATATGGAAGAAAGAGGGTTTGATTTTGATAGTGAATATGCTAATGAATTAAGCAAAAAATACACAGACAAAATAAATAAAATAGAAAAAGAGATACATGATTTCTTAGATTCTTTAGATTATAGTCATTTATCAGACAAAAAGAAAAGTAAATTAGGAGACCCTATAAATTTAAATAGCCCAGTGCAATTAGCAATAGTAATATATGATGTGTTACATTTAGAGTATGAGGAGAGAACCACTGCTGCTGATGCCCTAAAACACTTTAGAGATGAAGCAAAAGATGAAAATATTAGATTATTTTTTGATAATATGTTAAAAGAGAGGAAAATAGGAAAACTTTTATCAACTTATATAGATAAACTACCAGAGGTAGTTAAAAGTGATGGAAAAATACATACTAGGTTAAATCAAGTAGGGGCAAAGACAGGCAGATTTTCAAGCAGCGAACCTAATTGTTATGATGATAAAACAGAGATATTGACAGATAGTGGTTGGAAGTTGTTTAAGAACTTAGACAAAACAGAAAAAGTAGCACAGTGGGAAGAAAATGGAGAGATAGAATTTGTGAAGCCTTTAGATTACATATCGTATCATTTTAAAGGGGATATGTATAAGTTTGATTATCAGGGTGTTGATTTATTAGTAACCCCAGATCATAGAATGTTATCTAAAACTAGAGCAGGAAGATTAGTTACTGAAACTGCCGAAGAATTTTATGATAAATTTAAAAGACTTCCTAGAACAATAGATAGAAAAGCAATTAGAGGGGGGATAAAGAAAGAAGGCAGGACATTAACTAAAGAAGAAAAACTATCTTTAGAAAAAGCAATAGCTGTTCAAGCTGATGGTTATGTTCAAGAAGGCATAAATAGAATCAAAATAGAGGTTAAATCGAAAAGAAAAGTTGCTAGACTGAAAGTTTTATTTGACAATGTAAAGCGTAAAGGGCAGAGTGATAAATTTTATATTAATCTGTATAAAGAAGAAGTTGAGTATTTAAAAGAGTGGTTAGATTTAAGTGTTGATTCTAAAACTAAAGTGTTTAAGGATCGAGAAATTTTGAATTTAGACTATGAAGCAAGAAAATGGTTTTTAGAGTGCATACATAGATGGGGTGGTGATTATACTAGAGGAGCAGCTTTTTTACAGAGGAATGACAGAAAAAGAGCAGTTGATTTAGTTCAATCAGTGGCACTTATGACAGGGTATAGTACCTCCTGGTATGACAAAGATGATAAGCATACTGTTGTTAATTTACATAAAGGAACTGATAGATACTTCTCTACAACAGAGATTAATAAAGTTCCATATGATGGTCAAGTATATTGTGTTACTGTTCCTTCTGAAAAGATAGTTGTTAGAAGGAATAATCAAGCAACTGTTTCATATAACTGTCAGAACATCCCGAGCGACAATCACGAGATAAGACAGATGTTTAAAGCAGACGAAGGCAAAGTTTTAATATCCACAGATTACAGCCAGCAAGAACCAAGAATCCTGTCTTATGTGTCTGGTGATGAACATATGATAGAAGCATATAATAATGGTAAAGACTTATATGCTATAATTGCAAGTATGATATTTGATGTTCCATATGAAACATGTACTAAAGAGCAGGAAAATGAAGAATACAGGGATTATTGCAAAAGCCTACTTTTAGGAGTTCTGTATGGCATGGGTATCCCAACAGTAGCAGAAATGATGGGTAAGACACCAAAAGAAGCACAGAAAATACTAGATGCTTTCTTTGATAGATTCCCAAAAGTTAAGGATACAATAGAAAAGACAAGGATATTCTGTAAGAAAAACAATTATGTTAAAACCATTTATGGCAGAAAAAGAAGATTACCAGATATTAACCTCCCAGAGTATGAGGTTAAGTGTGATGACCCCAAAAAGAGAAAAGAGTATAGAAAGAAATTAGAAAAGGCAAGATACTGGAAACAAAAACAGAGAATAAAACAGCAAGCAAAACAAGATGGGGTTAAGATAAAAGATAATACAGGGTTTATAGCAGAAGCAGAAAGGCAGACAATAAATAGTGTTATTCAGGGATCAGCAAGTGATATGACTAAAAAAGCAATAGTTTTAATTGATAATGATGATTACTTAGCTGAATTAGGTTATGAACTATTATTACCAGTGCATGATGAAGTAATAGGGCAGATAGAGAATGACTTAGAAAAGATAGAAAAGGCGAAAAAGAGAGTAGAAGAATTAATGTTAAAAGCAGGAGACCCTGTAACTGTAACAATGTCAGTTGATCATGAAGTAAGTAAGAAGTGGTATGGTGAATTAATCAAATAGGAGGATTAGAGATGAAAATAAATGTTAAAGAGTTAAAAAATGCTCTAAGTAAGGTTAATAAGTTAATAGATAGTAATAAGATAATGGAAATATGTAAGTATGTTGAATTATTAGTTAGTGAAGGCACATTAATTATAACTGTTACTGATAAGACTTATACCATAACTTCCAGAGTGGAGGTGGATACAGAAGAAAAGCTGTCAAAAGTAGTAGAAGGGTCTAAATTGGTTAAATTAATTAAAAGTCTAAATTCAGAGTTTGTTGAGTTTAACTTTAAGGATAAATACTTAGAGATAAAATCAAATGGTAAATATAAATTAGATTATTACAATGATGAGTTTCCTAGTTATGAGATAGAGCCACAGGAGGTAATGGAAGTAGATGCAGCAGTGTTGCAGGAGATAGTGGCAAAACATAAAGGAACACCTTCTACTGACCTAGAAGTTCCTGTATTAACAGGTTATTATCTAGGGGAAGAAGTATTGACCCTAGATGGAACAAAAATGGCAATAACAAAAGATAAGTTACTGAGTAGTGAGTTATTGATACCTGCTGATTTAATGGAAATGGTTAATCTGTTTGAGGAAGAAGATTTAAAGATAATGGTTGATGATAATAAGTTATTATTTGATTCTGATAGTTTGACTATTTTTGGAAGTCAGTTATATGGTATAGGGGATTTCCCAGATTTATCAACATATAAAGATGCTTCTTATGAAAATCATGCTGACATAGAGACTGCTGCTTTGAAAGAAGTCTTAAATAGGATAGAGATATTTACAGACCCAATGGGTAATAAGGGTCTCCACCTGGAATCTGATGGGGAGAAGTTATTACTATCTGATCTTAAAGGTAAATCAAAAGAAGAATTAGAAGTAGAAGGAGAAGGCTCATTTGCTTGTAATTTAGTTATTGATGATTTAATCCTTTTTGTTAAGAACACAACTTCTGATACTGCGAGATTGATGTGTGATGGAGAAAACTTAGCTTTTTGTTTAAAAGATAATGAAACAGAATACTTTACAGGTAAGTTAGTGGACTAAGGAGGAGAGATAAATGTTAGAATTAGATATGATTAAAACAGATAAAGGAATTTTTCTTACAGACAACCCCCGTAGTTATAAGAGCAGCAGACTGCTCGATTTAAAAGTTAATGGGGTTAAACCAGAAGAAACATACTCTAAGGGCTGGTATTATGTGGATATAGATGAGGTTGAAAAGATAGAGAAAAAAGGCAGTCGAGAAAAGATAAATGTTAGATATGAATTAAATGATCCAGAATTAGAATCAGAGAAACTTCCTCTAGTTATGTCAGAAGAAGATTTTGATAATGAAGCAAGTTATGCAAGTTTATACAATTATGAATACGATTTAGCAGAACAAAAATGGGGAGAAATAGAATATGAGATAAACACATTATTTGAAGTAGAAGATTATTACTTTAGACCTAAAGCAAAATACACAGGGGAATCAAAAGTCAGTTTTTCTACTAAGGATGTGGAGATAAATAATGCCAACTTCAAACATCAGGGTTTAGATAAGATGTTAATTCCAGAGTTAATGTTGCACAATTATCCTTGCAAAATAGCATCTAAAGACCTCTACAACATATTAAGAAAGTTTATTAAAGAAAACATAGACCATAGATATGCTAAGATAACTAGTGATTATAACTTCTGTTTTACTGTCAAGAAAAGAAGATATGATAAAGATGCTTTTGATTTAGTTACAGAATTGGAATCCGATATTTTAAGAGATCGTAGAATATCTTCCAATACTGAAACCACCATTTTTGAAATGACAAGTGAGGAAGAAAATTATAAAAGGTATCCTATTTTGCCTTCAATCAAAGCAAATAGTGAAAAAGAGTTGATAGAAAAAATAGATAACTATTTAGAGAGAGTGATTACTCATATTAACGAGCCTTTAGTAGAGTGCAGTCATTGTGATGGTAGAGGATATGTTAATGTTCAGGAGAAGTTTGATCTTAGGGAGGGTAAATAGTGTCTTTGAAAAATTACACAATAGATGAGTTACACATAGCAAAAGGAGCAATATCTGATAATATCTATGCAGGATTTTTAGATACCACTGAATCACATTTTATGAAGAAGAAAGATATTACTGGTGAGTTTATGAAGGCAGTAGTGGATAAGTTTGCAGGTTATGAAGAAGTTTTTACTTTAGATGGCAAGAAATACAGACTTAAATTAACAGAAATAGAGGGGGAAGAATAAATGGGTTTAGATACTTTAGTTAAAAAACTAAACACAAGAAGTAAAGAGATAACAGATGGTGAATACTTAATTAACATATTAGATGAAGCCTTAACCAAAAGGAATAATGAGAATTTAAGGAAACCTTCTCAGTATTACTCCCCTTCTTCAATAGGGGGCTGCCCTAGACAGTTATTCTATAAAAGAGTGGGGGCAGAGATAGATAAAACACAGAACATAGAACCTAAGAATATTCTAAAAGGGGAAACAGGAACAGATAGACATGAGAGGATACAGCAGCTATTAATTTATATTAATGATAAATTAGATTATAAATTCGAATGGGTAGATGTTAGAGAATTTATTAAGGATAATGAGTTAGATTATTTAGATGTTATCTCATATGATGGATTAGAAGCATTGATAGTAGATACCAGGTATAATATTAGATTCAGAGTAGATGGGATAATTAAGATCAAAGATAAATTTTATCTATTAGAGATAAAGACAGATGATACTTTTAGGTGGCAAAATAGAACAAGTATCTCACCATATCATGTAATGCAGGGTATAAGTTATTCTCTTAGTTTTGGGATAGATAGAGTTATGTATCTGTATGAGGAACGAAACAACTATCAGAAGAAAGCCATCAAAGTAATTGAATCGGAAAAAGATAAAGAAAAAGTAATTAATAAAATAAATAAAGTTGAGCAGCACATAGAAGAAGAAACACTACCAGAGAAGGATTTAAAAAGCTGTAGATTCTGTATGTATAAGACTATCTGTAAAAAAGACCACAACCCACTTAAAGGAGGTCAAAGTGAACTTATTTGAAAGTGATATAAGTAAAAGTATGAAAGACCTTAAAAGTTGGGGATTAAGAATCCCCGACAGTGCTTATGGTAAAGTTAATTCTGATGCTGATTTCCTTGCTTTAAGTGAAGGCACTATGTATGGGATAGAGTGTAAAATGAATACAAGTGGTGGGAAAAGTTTCAATTTTAATTGTGTGAGTGAAAGCCAAATAGAGGGATTAACAGAGATAGTTAGAGAAGGTGGTCAGGGTTATATAATATTTAATTTCAGATGGATGGGGTCAGGAAACACAAAAGGAAAAGTTTTTGCTATAACAATTTTAGAATATTTATATTTAAGATATGCTTTCCCAAATGCAGAAAAATTCATAGAAGAATATCCAAATAATGATAAATCAATTCCTTTAGAATACTTCCAGAAAGAAACTTTAGAAGTACCTAAACTACCACTTGAACAAGGGGGATACGGCTGGGATTTAAGAGTATTATTTGAAAGGGGTAGAAGATGATAAAAGAAGATAAAGTTAAACAACTATTGAATGATTTAAATGTTAATTCAAACAGAGTTAATCGTTTAGTTGGGGGCATTATAGGGGATTACATAGAAGATTTAGATAATTACTTAGAAGAAATAAGAGAAAAGGTAAAAAAAGGTGAATTATCAGAACAAGAATTGGAACTGATTACAATAAGACTTCCCACTTATATTTATTTTGCTAATGAGAGATTAGAGCATTTGGGTGTTGAGGGGGATGTGGCAGGTAGTATGAAGAATGAAGCCTATGATGAGAAGATATTAAAGGTAGAGGGCACAATTCCAGAAAAGGAATCACAGGCAAGTTTAGCCACTTTAGAAGAAGATATAATTGAGAAAGCATATAAGAGAGCATATAAGAAGTTAAAGTCAAAAATAGAAAAAGCAGAAAATGTATATACAGGAGTAAAGAAGATAGTGGATAAAAGAAAAGCAGAGATAACCTTTAATCACAGCACAAGCACAGTAGGGCAAAGTGGTGATCAGAATGAGTAAACTAGATGATGCTATAAGAAATATAAATAGAGGTAAAGACAGACCGCTTATTAAAGAAAATATGGATTATGAAGGAATAGATAAAATACCATTCCCCTCACCAAAGATTAACTGGCAATTATATGGGGGACTGCCACTAAAAAGAATAACAGAGATAGCAGGGTCAGATGGTAGTGGTAAGACAACAACAGCATTAGGTTTTTGTGGGGAAGCACAGAAAATGTTCCCAGATAAAAGAGCATTATACATAGATGCAGAGCACACTCTTGATTTAAAATGGGCAGAGAAATTAGGGGTGAATGTAGAAAATCTAATAGTGATGGCACCAGAAGTAGAGACAGCAGAAGAAGTATTAGATTATATAATAGAATTAGTGTCCACAGGAGGATTATCAGTAGTAGTATTAGATAGTTTGCCTTCTTTGCTGCCTGCTTCTAAACTAAATGAGAGTGTAGGTAAAAAGACATATGGTGGAATAAGCCTTCCAATGACAGAGTTTTGTAAGCAAATAATAAGATTACTTATTAAATATAATACCAGTTTATTTATTATCAACCAGGTTAGAGAGGACATAGATAATCCCTTCAATAACTTTAGAACACCAGGAGGGAGAGCACTAAAACATTATTCAGCTTTGAGAATATTCTCTAAAAAAGGGAGTTTATTAGATGAGGATTATAAGAAAATATCGAGAAATGCAGATAGACCAGTAGGGCAGTTAGTAGAATTAAAAATAGTTAAGACTAAGGTCAGTAAACCAAATAGAGCCTTTGCTAGTTACACCCTCAATTATATGGAAGGAATAGATATATTTGAGGATACAATAGAAACAGCAGTGGAAGAAAAGATCATAGCAAAAGCAGGTGCCTGGTATAAACTTTTTGATAATGACACAGGAGAATTATTATATGATGAAGATGGAGAGAAAATGCAGTTTCAAGGTAAATTAGCACTGAAAGAGAAATTACAGGAAGATCAAGAACTATATAAAGAGATAAGAGATAAGGTTAATGAGAAGGTGAGTAAACTTTAGGAGGTTAAACATGGGGGTGAGGTTATTAAGTTTATTTAGTGGTATAGGGGCATTTGAGAAGGCACTTTCAAACATAGATGTGGCTTATGACTTAGTTGGGTATTCAGAGATAGATAAATACCCTTCTGCTGCTTATTCTGCTATACACAGTGTGAGTGAGGATAAAAACTTAGGCAACATAAAAAATATTGATGCAGAGAAACTAGATGATTTTAATTTAATGACATATGGGTTTCCTTGTCAAGATATAAGTATATCAGGCAATAAATTAGGGTTTTCAAAAGGGTCAGAAACCAGGAGTGGTCTTTTATGGGAAGCTATGAGAATTGCAGAAAATAAGAAACCAGAGGTGATGATAGCAGAGAATGTACCTAATCTATTATCTAATAAATTTAGACATAGTTTGAAAGACTGGTTACATATTTTAAGGGAAATGGGGTATCAGACTAAAATTTTAACCTTAAATTCCCAACATTTCAGTGCCCCCCAAAATAGAAATAGATTGTTTATTGTGAGCAGCTTGAAGTGCCTTGATTTACATGTGGGCAGAAGAAAAGAAAGTCTAATTTTAAAAGATACCTTAGAAAAAAAGGTTAATGAGAAATATTATCTTAATGAAGAATATCATAAGAGATATAAAGAGAGCCTTAATAATCAAAAATTGCAGAATAAGATACCACAAACAGGCGATATGGTTATTAAAGGAACAACCCAACCAATAAGAGCACAGGGGACTAATTCAAGACAGTGGGTGCATGATATAAATTATCTAGTCGGGTCTTTATTAGCTTCTGACTATAAGCAACCAAAGCAGATTGATATAACAGAGTTTGATGAAACTGAGTATAGCATAAGAAAGTTAACTCCTTTAGAATATTTTAAGTTGATGGGTTTTGATAATGTTGATTATTATAAAGCAAAGAAAAGGTTAGAAAGTGATTTTTATAATGGTTCTGATCAGTCAGACACTAGAATGTATAAGATGGCAGGTAACAGTATTGTAGTTCCTGTGTTAGAAGAAATATTCAAAAGCATATATAAAAAAGAGGACATTAAGAAAGAAGAAAGATCAAATGGGATTGCCAATAATCAATATAAATTATGTAGTTTATAGAAAGGGGTAAATAATGAGAGAAATAAGTAAGCCACATGAACAAAAAGTAACTAAACTGGTTAAAATGGTAGATGGAAAAACATATAATGTAAATAACAGTGGTGCTCCTGATTTCAAAGTAGGGGATGTGAGAGGTCAGTTTATATTATTAGAATGTAAAACAATGAAAGAGCCACAAAAGCAGCAAACAATAAAAAAAGAATTTTTAGAGAAGTTATCAGAGGAAGCCTTCTTTAAAAAGATTGATCTAAATGCAGTAGTTTTAAATTTTGGAGATATAGAAGGAGAAGAATATTTTTTATTAGATGAAAAGAGCTTTTTAGATATGTATTATGCTTATATTAAAATGAAAGAAAGTCAACAAATTCCTTGACAACAACCTCTCAATTTGGTATAATTATATGTAGAAGGGGAAAAGAAATGGAGGAGAAGTAAAAATGAGTTTAGCAGTAAAATATAGACCTAAAACTTTTGAAGATGTGCTAGGTCAAAAACTAAATAAGAAAATATTGAAAGCACAACTAAAAGAAAATGACATCTCCACTGGTTATCTTTTCAGTGGAGGTAGTGGTGTAGGTAAAACAACAATAGCAAGAATATTTGCTAATGAGTTAAATGCTGAAACAATAGAGATAGATGGTGCGAGCAACAATTCAGTGGATAATATAAGGCAGATAAGAGAAAACACTAAAATGAAATCAATGATTAGCAACAATAAATTATATATTATAGATGAAGCCCACCAACTCAGTAAATCATCATTTAATGCTTTACTAAAAACACTAGAAGAACCACCAGAGGGGGTTGTGTTTATATTAGCAACCACAGAACCAGAGAAGATAATACCTACAATACATACAAGAGTGCAGCACTTTGAGTTTACCAGGATAAGCTGGACAGCAATAGCAGGAATGTTAGAGATGATCCTGGAAAAAGAAGGACAACAAATAGAAAAAGAAGTAGTAGAATATATAGCAAAGATAGCAGATGGTAGTGTAAGAAGTGCAGTGAGTATCTTAGAGAGGGCACTAAAAATAGAAAACCCAACAATAGAAGAAATAACAGAACTAACAGGCAGTGTTAATTATCCATTAATTTTTAAATTATTTAAATCAATATTAACCTCAACAAACCCTAAAGAAGTATTAGAGATAGTAGAAAAAGCACACCAAGATGGTAAAAATTTAACAAAACTAATAGAGCAAACAGCTAAATTTACAGTTGAATTAACAAAATATGCACTGTTTAGGGAATTTGACTATATAAAAGTCCCAATAATGTATGAAGAAAACCTAGATGAAATGGTAGAAGTGGTAACTGATAGTGGTTACAGGTTAAGAGATTTATTTAATGAGTTTAATAACTTATATGTTAGCCTTAGATATGAGAATGATGAGAAATTATTAATTCAAGGGCACTTAATGAAGATGATGGGTGATTAATATGATAGGGCAGCAGAGGTTATTAAATAAAGAGTTCCCACAGTTTGTGATATTGTTAGGTAAGCATAGAAGTGGGAAGAAAACATTAATAAAAGAAAAATATAAAGATGTAGTAGGAGGACTGGCAACAGTAGATGATGTGAGGTATGTGATTTCAGACAGTAGTAAATTAACTAGTGAAAGAACATATCTCTTTAATATTAATGAAATGAATTATCAATCACAGAATACACTATTAAAGATCACAGAAGAACCAAATGAGCACACAAGAATAATAATTACAGGTAGATTTAAGAATCAGTTTATAAGAACTTTGCAGACTAGAGCAGCTATCTTCACAATGGATAATTACACCCGAGAGCAGTTAAAATCGGCAGCAGAGAAGGAAGAATACCTTAATTACTATGATACCATAGGACTATTACAGAAGGCAGATAAAGACACCATAGAGGTGGCAAAGAAGATAGCAGATAATATAGAAAAAATGAGAGTATCAAGTTTATTTAATTTAGAAATAGAAGATTTTATACTATTCTCAAAACCATTAAAATATTATATGAAAGACCCAGAGGTAATAAAAATAATAACAGAGTACGAACATTATTATGATAAAGGGTATAATTTCATATTAGAGGAAATGTTTATTAAGATTAAGGAGGTTATTTAATTGAACATCACTGATTTTTTAAGCACAGAGAAAAAAGATAAATACATATTTATAGGCAACAACCAGTTAACAGATAAATTAATAAAGGAATATTTAGGTGATTATGAAATCAGTGCGTTTTTACCTAAAGGTGGTTTATTGAGAAAGAATAGATTATTAAAGAACCCTGACCTCCTTAGTTCTGATTTCAGTAAGTTAGAAAGAGAGTATAAATTTGTGATCCAGGTGGATAAAAAAGATGGAAGAAGGAAAATATTTAAAACAGCAGATAAAGAAGAAATAGTAGATACAACTATAGATGCAAATGAGGACTTCATTAAAAACCAGATAATCACAAAATTGGGGATAACAAAAAGACAGGCAGAGAAAATTACAAAGCATAAAAAAGATGTGGGCAGCATCTACAATGAGGTACAAAGACTGCAATACCTTAATCGAACAGAAAAGAATAACTACATAGAGCAGTTAGAGATAACAAAAGACAATGACATCTTTATTTTCATAAATGCTCTTTTTGAAAATAACAATTATATGAAATACTTAAATAGACTAAATGAACACCCTATAAAACTGCTTTACATGATAGCACAACAGTTGAGAGGTTTGATTATATGTAAAGAACAAAAAGGAAATATAGCAAAAGACTTTAGTTTACATCCTTATCAAGTAAAAATATTTAAAAAACAGGCAAGAACATACTCAAAAGAGAGCCTAATGACCATGTTTAAGACAGTCAATGAGTATAATAGAAAAATAAAAACAGGAAAAATAAGCCCAGAATTAGCCTTAGATTATATATGCAGTTATATCTACACTAGAGGAGGTGGTTAAAATAGCTGATAAACTAAATAGAGAGTTGCTAAACTTAGCCGACTACTCAAAAAAAGATGTTGTACGATATTTGTTAAATAATTACAGAAGATTAGAAAGATGGGCTAATATGGGAGATAGCATAGCACTAGATATATTAATAGATTTAAAAAGTTGCTTGACACATGATTGTTTAGATGATAAAATGAAATACATACTAATAGATTTCTATGTTGATCAGTACAACTTAACAGAATTAGCAGAGAGATACAATATGACTAATAAAGGAGTTGAGTATTGGATAAATGGTGGGGTAAACAGAGTTTACAAACTGTTAAATGGAGAAATAAAACTGTATTAGGTGGTGATAAGCATATTTAAATTAATAAGCAGACCAAAGAGCAGACTAAGTAAGAAATATGTATCAGTGTTAAGAGACCATAATATAGAATTTGAACATTTATCATTAGTAGATTTACCAGAAGAACAGCAGGAGAGAATAAAAAGAGCAGCAGATGAAAGAGAAGGATACCCTGTATTACTTCAAAACAACCAAATAGTAGGGTTAAGTGATGTAATAAATATACACAAAATATTATTATATGAATTAATTGATATCCTATACAACACAGAAAGCTATAAAGAAAGCCATGTAAAAGCAGTAAGTATAGAAGAATACTTAATTTCATTAGAAAAGGGGCATATTAGTGAGATAACAATATTAGATGAAATGGTAGGAGGGGAAAAATGAAAGAAGTAGAAAGGACAAAGTACACTTGTAATATGTGTGGGGATAAATTTTATGCAGAGGGAAACAATAGTGGAAACAATTTTGGAGGAGAACAGGTAATTACTGCTGGTGGAAATATGGTAGAGTTAACATGGGTACATAGCGTTAATTTATCGTCACCAGGATATGGTAGCTTTTTAGATAATTGTGAGATTGAGGAGTTCCATTTCTGTGATGATTGTTTAAAGCAGTTATTTGATAGTATGGTTCATAAACCAAATGTAGAGTAGGTGGAAAGAGATGAAGTGTGATGGGTGCATTCATAAAGAGATAACAAATGAAGCAGAGTTATATGGTGCCCCAACTTATTATGGCACAGGGGACAGCATTGATTGGTGTGAGTATAATAATGCCCCTATTGATCATATGGTGGCTCAGGGGTTTAATGTAGAGAACTGTGAAGATTTTGATTTTGATGATAAAGAGGTGATTAATGAAGAATTAGATTTTTATGATGATTTGAACTAAGGAGGAGAATAAAAATGGAATTTAAAAGGAGGGGTTAAATGATACAAGTAATAGGCAATCCTGGTTGCCAGAGATGCAGAAAAGTAGAAAAAGCACTAGATGAAGAAGAAATAGAATATACATATTCATTAATGACTGAATTAAAAGCAGCAGATGCAGATAGATACATGGAAAAAGCAAAAGCAGCAGGTCAACAATATTTCCCAATTATAATTAAAGACAGTAAATTAGTTAAACTAGAAGATATAATATAAAAAGGAGTGATAATTTGGTAGAGAATGTAATTAAAAGAAATGGTACAGTTGTGGCTTACAATAGAGATAAGATAGAAAAAGCAATAGCAAGTGCAGTTAGAGATATTCAGGATACAAATATAGAAGAAATATCTAAAAAAGCAGCAGAAAAAACAGAAAAAAACTTAAATGACCAAATTAAAGACAGCAGTCCTAATGTAGAGGATATACAGGACATAGTCGAAAACACTTT